TAATTATGAAGGTACTGTTCCTAGTGGCGATAGGATTATTAATCTACCTAATCTATCTGATAGTGATACACTTGTCTTTGAACAACACACCCAAACATTGATAAATAAAACATTAACTTCTGCTGTATTAAACTCGCCTAATATTAATACTGCAATTTTTGATGTAAATGGTGCTGAATCAATTAAAATAACTGCGACGGGTTCAGCAACAAATGAGATTACGGTTGCTAATGCTGCTGCAGGTAATAACCCAACTATTTCTGCAACCGGCACTGACACAAATGTAGGTGTTAACATTGATCCAAAAGGTACTGGGGCAGTAGTCCTTGGCAAAGTTGCGTACTCTAGTAAACAACTAGGAGTAGGTGATAGCGATATGTCAGAGAATACATTTATTGTGTTGAATCCATCAGGAGCATCATCATATACTTTAGAAGATGGTACAATTAACGGTGAACTAAAAATCCTTTTAAACAGGGGTACAGCAAATGCTACTATTACTTCCTCAAATTTAGCATTCGGCGCATCAATGATCATGGCTCCTAATGCCATGAGTCAATTGATTTGGGAAAATGTAGAAACTAATTGGCATTTGTTGGGCACTGACTCAGCTGGTCCAAATATTAATATAACATAAGAGATTTAAAATGGTAGCAATTATCACGGACAAACTAAAGAAACAGTTAGCTAATACTTTGCTTAGCGAGTTTGACAGCGCGACACATAAATATTATATTGGTCTTGGTGCTTCAGAAGAGTGGGATAGTACAGATACTCCTCCAACTCCAACAAATGCAGAAAGAACCGATCGGTTGCTAAGATATAAGCTACAATCCGCGAAAAGTGTATTAGATGCATCTTTAGTTGTTACTCGGTACAACTGGTCATCCGGTACGATTTATCAGCAATTTAATGATAATTCTATTGGTCAGGCAACTAGGTACTATGTTATTACAGATGAAAACAAAGTTTATATTTGTATTCGCCAAGGCAAAGACACAAACGGTAGTGCTGTAACATCTACAGTTCAACCAACAAGCACATCGGCTACGACACTTACTGAACTTGCCGATGGTTACGTCTGGAAATATTTGTATACCGTTACTGCGCAAAATGCTACACGGTTTTTGACAGCTAACTATATGCCAGTTCAAGTTATTGATTCTGCTGCCCCTGCAGATACAACTTACGGGCAATACTTAGTACAACAGGCGGCGAAGCCAAAGCAAGTTTTAGGTTATAGAGTCACTAACGCCGGATCTGGCTATACTACTCCAGGTACTTTAAACATTGGAGTAGTTGGTAATGGTACAGGAGCCCACGCCAGAGCAGTAATTACTTCATCCAATACTATAGGAGCTATTGAAGTTGATGAAAGCGCCGGCGGGTTTCCATTTGGTACAGGTTACGATTATGCCAACGTAACAATAACAGGTGGTGGAGGAGCAGGAGCTACTGCAGTCCCAGTGTTTGGTCCAGCTGGCGGCGTTGGTAAGGATGCCACAGTAACCTTACGCGCTAAAGCAATTAACTTTAATATTCTTGCTGATGGTAATGAAGAAGGTGTATTCACTACAGGCAATGACTTTAGGCAGTTGTGCCTATTACGTGATATTACTCAATACGATTCTGTAGCGTTGTTTACAAATTTAAGAGGTCTTGCATTAAAACAAATGGCGTTGTCAGATGCAGATGACTTTGTTGCAGACCAAGTAATTACCGGTGGCACAACCAGTGCTAAAGCAATTATTGATTTTTACGACGATTCAAATACAATTTGGTATCACCAAACAGAAGTAACTGGCTTTACGCCGTTTCAAGATGGTGAGGTTGTGACAACGACAACAGCTACCGCAAACCGAACAGCTGATTCTGCTGCCAAAAATCCAGACTTTGATCCGTTTAGCGGTGACCTATTGTATATAGATAATAGGAACCTTTCTGTTACAAGATCTATAGATCAAACAGAAGACGTCAAAGTGATTATTCAACTTTAAGGATAGATTATGACTAGTCAACTAATAAAATCAACATTCGCTAGCACGTACAATGATGACTATAAAGATAGTGATAACTATTATAGAATGTTGTTTAATAGTGGTAGAGCTCTGCAAGCACGAGAATTAACTCAATTACAAACTATTATTCAAAGTGAAATTAAGAGACTTGGCAAATATCTATTTAAAGAAAGCTCAGTAATTACTGGAAATCTTGGTGCTGCACAAATGGGCACCACGGCCGTTTTCTTTGCCAAGTTAAACACTACAGTAAATACACTTCCAACAAACTATGTTGAGTTAGAAGGAAAATATTTTACTAATGCTTCAGGGTTAAAAGGTTTAATTAAAAAAATTATTCCTGCTGAAGATGGCGATCCAGCTACTATCTTATATTCGCTTGTTGATGGTGCTGATGAAGAAAGAGCAGCTAATTCAACTATAAATTCAAGCTTTCAGGCTGGCGATAACATTACGATTGATGCTGTAACACTTACAATTCAAACTATTAACACTACTTTAAATCCAGCTTTAGGCAGAGGTTCTATCATTGATCTTCCTCAGACCGAAACATTCACGGCTGGACACTTTGTATTTTCGCCATCACAATCTTTAGTGCTAGACAAATATACAGCCCTGCCCACAGATACAATTGTTTATAAAGTAACTGAAGATATTGTGACAGCAAGCGATGACCAAGCGTTATATGATAATGCTGGTTCGACACCTAACTTAACGTCACCTGGTGCTGACAGATATAGAATTAAATTAACACTTGACCTGCTAAGTAATATTAATAGTGGTACAACAACTTATATTCCTTTGATTAATATTAAGAATGGCGTAACAGAACCATTACAATTTCCTGACAGCATTTTAAACAAATTGGGCGAGTTGATTGCTACAAGAACTTATGATATGCATGGTGATTTTGTTGTCAGAGATCCAGTTAACAAATTCCAATTAAAAGTTGAAGTCGACAGTAGTGATGATCATTTACTTTATAATATCAAACCAGGTACCGCATTTTTAGGTGGATACAGATTTGAGAAAGAAATCTCTACAAAAATTAGAGTTAAAAAACCAAGGGTAGATCCGACTGACATTTACAGTATTACAAATCAGAATATAACAGCTAATTATGGCAACTATTTTTTAGCTGATTCGGCTTACGGCTTATTAGGTAAAACGGACAATTTAGCTACTCTTAATTTGTATAATAAAAAGAATAAAGCAGCATCTTCTACTACACTTGGAACTATTAGAGTAAAAAACATTGAAAAGAATGCACAAGGTCTTTACAAGCTTTATATGTTTGATATTAATATGGACTCTAACGGTTCAGGCATTCTTTATGATATTGCAAATACAAAATCTATTGGCAATGACTCATCAAACTATGCTAATATAAAAACAATTGAAAATAAAGTACAACTAATTGATCCAGGTTTAAACACAAACTTATTTAAAGCTCCTCTTGCTAGAACACAGGAACTATCTGGAACTATTAACTTAACTGTTAAAGATGTTTACACAGCAACTACAAATGTCTCTGGTGAAGCTGTATTTAATACAGCGGCCGCTGATGAAGATTTTGCTGATGAATCAGAATGGCTATTATCATACGATAGCGGCGGTGAGATTTTATCAACATTTAATATTGCTAGCGGTGGTGCAGGTAATACATCTGTCACTATTGATGGTCTAAATGCTTCAAAGAATGTGACACTTCTATGTTATGTAAATACTTCAGCAAGCTTAATTCCAAAATCTGAAGCAACTAAAACTGAATCATTAACTCCAGTAAATAATGTTTTGACTTTAACTGAACCGGATTTTAAAGAATTAACAAGCATTGTAGATAATACAACTAGCGAAGATATAACATACAAATATTCATTTGTCTCAACAGGGTCACAAAATGGCAATTTTTATGAACCAGCCAAACTAAAATTGACTGGTGGGTTTGCAGCCCCAGCGGGATCAGTAACAGCTACTTATCAATATTTAACCGCTTCAGCGTCTGGTGACTTTTATGGCGTAAATTCATATAATTCACTTGCATATAGCGATATTCCTAAAATTGGAAGAGCATCGGGTGCAACTAGTTTAGCAGACGTATTAGACTTTAGATCTACTAAAAATGCTTCTGGAGGCTGGGATAGAATTGTTAGAATTCCTCGTAATAGAGATATCGTAACTATTGGTCAGTCAAATCACTATGCTGGACGCAGCGATTTAATTTATATGTCAACTAATGGATTTATTAAAGTTAAACAAGGTACGACAGGAAATAAACCTTCCAGAAGACCTGATATTGTTCCTAATGCTTTGCCGTTACATTTTGTCGATTTGAATGGTTATACATTTAATGATGATGACTTAAGAACAGTAAGTATTAATCAATCTAGTTATAAAATGGCAGATATCAGAGCTTTAGAAAATAGAATAAATAGTGTTGAATATTTGACATCCTTAACTATTAGTGAATTAAACTTAAGTTCATTGTCTGTTGTTGATGAAAACGGTTTAGAAAGAACTAAAGTTGGTATTTTTGCTGACAACTTTAACTCTAAAGAAAAATCATTAATTCAAAATAACTTTGACTATCGAGCCGCTGTACAAGGTTCACAGGGCATTTTAAGGCCCCGGGCCATGAAAAGAAATATTGAAATGTATTATGATTCGGATCAGTCAAATAATGTGATAAGAAAAGGTGCTACAGTTTGGCCTAAATATGATGAAGAAGTTTTTATTACTCAAACCATAGCAAGTAATCCAATTTTTGTAAATCAAACACAGCTTAGTGTATTTAATGGAACACTACAGCTTGTTCCAGATGGTGATACGTGGACTGAGGAAAGAACAATAGATGGTGATAACGAAACAGTAGCCATTTATGGTGATTTGTCATCGTATGACGAATCATTCCAAGAATATTAATAGGAGTAAGCAATGGCTTATGAAACACGGTACGGCAGTGAGACTTATACTTACTATGTAACTAATTCTAGAAGAGTTTTCACGGGTTTTGAAGATGCAACACGAGCACGTGCAAAATTTATCTTTTTTAAATGTGAAGGACTAACTCCAAATACTAGACATTTTTTCTTTTTTGATAACAAAAATGTAACTAATTATATCAGTACCGATTCTGTAAATGCTCCAGATGATTATTACACGTTACCAAGAAATGATCCTAAAAGAAGTCCAGGTAGAAAATTTGTTAATGAAACTGGATTTCCTACAGTATACGGAGGCCCGACTTCTGAAATCTATTCAGATGACACGGGTAAGATTGAAGGACTTTTCTATTTACAAAGTAATAATAACTTTTATTTTCCAACAGGCACAAGAACATTAACTGCTATTGACATTAGTGTTCTTAATTTAGAAAATGCTATTTCAAAAACACAACAACAGTTTGTTATTGATGGCGGTGTTGAACGCTATAGAATGGACTATTACAGAGTAGCAAAGACAGGCACGAGATCATATAGCTATAATGTTTGGGTAGCAGATCCGACCCCACCTCAACCACCAGTTGAGCCAGGCCCGCTTGAACCCGTGGTCGAGGAAGAGATTCCAATAGTTGAGCCCAGCTGTTTTGTAGCGGGTACTCAAATTTTAATGAGTGATGGTACACAAAAAAATATTGAAGATATTAGGTTAAATGATGAAGTCTTTAGTGTAAATAAACAAAATTATATAGCTAATACTAACAAAGTTTCTGAAGTACATGATATTGAACCAAGTGAACAAATATTAATTACCATTAATAACAGCATAACGTCTACGGATGGTCATTTATATCTAACAAAAGGCGGTTGGAAATCTTATAATCCAGAAAAATCTCGTAAAATTTATGCAGAGTACGATTTGGAAATTGATAAATTAGAATTGGGTGATATATTATTTACTGCAGATATGGGTGAGGTAGAACTAAAATCATTATCCGTAAAAACTGAAGTAACAAAAGTTTATAACTTTACAGTAGAAAACGATAATACTTATGTTGCAAATAACTTTATTGTACACAACAAATCCTACGAACCCGTACAACCAGAGCCTGAGCCTCAGCCTGATCCCGATCCAGAGCCAGAGCCTGAGCCAGAGCCCGCACCCGACCCTACGCCTGGGCCTGGTGTCGGGACAGTAGTCAAAGGTGTTATTGATGACGGCCCATTGGGCAACAGAAATGATAGCTTAGTAGATGAAGCAATTGTCGGTGCAGTCGTTGGTGCCGCCGTAGCCGGCGCCGCCGTCGGCACAGCGGTGGCTGCCGGGGGCGGTGCGGCGCTAGGAGTGCTTCTGGCTTGCTGTTTCATTATGTTAGAGTCACGTTACGGTGACGGAACAATGGATGAAGTTGTGCGGCGCTATAGAGATGAAAAAATGACTAATAGAAACAGACGGGGCTATTACAAAGTGGCTCAAGTCTTAGTGCCTCTCATGCGTAAATCTAAAATTGCTAAATGGATTGTTACAAAAACATTTGCAGATCCGCTTGTGTGCTATGGTAAGTGGTATTATGGCCAAAATAAATATGGTTGGATATTTAAACCAGTTGAAAAATTCTGGATGAATGTTTTTGATGCCGTCGGCGGCGAAGTAGAATTCATCAGAGAAAACGGTGAAGTAGTATAATAGGAAAAGATAATGGTTCAAACATTAGATCTAACTCAAATAATTAATCCACTAGCTCAAACTATTAGGATTACTGAACCTGGCGGGGTGACGCTGACTGGGATAGGATTGTTTTTCTATTCCAAACCTCCTTCTGATTCACCTAATTTACCAGTAACGCTGGAGATGCGACCAGTAACTGAAGGTGGGTTTCCATCAAGTTATGTGCGATATCCTAGTACAGTTACATCAAAGGCAAGAGCTGATGTAACCGCGCTGACATCTTATAATGCATCTACCGGAGAAACTAAGTTTGATTTTGAAGTTCCATTATATGTTCCTGAAAATACTGAAGTAGCTATTGTTGTTCATACAAATGCTGCAGCTGGTGAGTATCAATTGTGGGCTGGAGATCTTGGTGAGTTTGAATTTGGTACGACTGAAAAGCGTATTACCAAACAGCCCTACGTTGGGTCGTTTTTTGCTTCCTCAAATGGCACAACTTGGTCAGCATTGCAAACAAGAGACATTGCGTTTAAAGTTTATAAAGCGGCATTTAGAGCCAAAAGCAATAACGCTGTGTTTTTTGCAGATGTTCCGCCCGCAGATCAGTTAAGTTACGCTTCATTTATTAAGAATCCATTATTTTTTACAGCTGGTGATAGCGATGTTAAAGTTGTTCATGGCGCCCACGGCCTACAGAATGGTGATACGGTTAAGATCACCGGACTTGATTCCGGTACTACATATGCTGGCGTATTTGGTCATAGTATTTTAGGTAAAAGAACTATTAAAAATTCTGACCCATTTGGTTATACTATTACTGCAGACTCATCAGCCGATTCGTCAGTAAGAAGCGGTGGTAATAATATGTTTGCAACTGGCCAAGTTCCTTTTGATAAATTTAAGCTTATTGTTCCGGCCGAAATACCAGAAAACACACAAATTACAGCTGCTATGGATTATAGAACGCATACCCATTTTGGTAGCACTGAAACAAAATATGGCGTAAGTAATACGATTGGGTTTAATATAAACAAATGGGCCAATCCACAAAAAACTGGCGTAATTATGAATCAGTATCAGGAATCTGATTACTCACTAACATCGGGTAGTGTAAAAGCCACATTAAACTTCAATACACAAAATGTAAATGTCGCCCCGTATGTCAATGCGAATATTATGAATTTCTATTCATTGCATAACTTAATTGATAACCCAGATTCTAATGGAGCATTCCAAGGTACAAATGGCTATGACTCTGACGGTGGCAATGGTTACAATATGGTGCATACAATAAACTATGTGCCTGAAACAGAAACTGGGTTAGGATCAGCTACTGCTAGACATGTGACTAAAGTTAT